CCCTTCTGCTCGAAGAACATCGTGTTGCTGAAGAACAATCCATCGTTGGCACCAACGTCGCAGGCATGGCCGACGTAGTCACCGAACACCTTGTCAACCGCAGCATCGACTCCGTTATTTGAGTGATACTGGAACTTCACTGGCGGCCCTCTTGTCGTTCAGACTGGAAATGAACATCCGTCGCTGCTTCGCATACCAGACCAAGAACACCAGAGCGTCGTCTTTGATCGCTTCGCGCTTGCTCACCTCATCGAACACAGGATGCTCGATGTGCAGTTGCGAGGCCTGAGAGTGGACGAAGTCGGTCGCTTCGCCTAAGACCTGGATGATGGTGTCGAAGGTGTAGTGCCGACAAAGCGGCCATCCGAAGTGGCCGACCGCTGCTATCCACTCTCGGGACAGAGCCGGGAAGTTGCAGAAATCCCCGCCGCTGTGGTGAGCAGACACGACTCCAAGCCTACCGGGGAAATTCTCGAACTGCTTCTCCAGCCACACATCCCAGCCCCGCGGACTGATGCTGACGTCATCGCCAGCAAGGATGTAGGTGCTATAACTCGGGAACGCCTGAACCAGAGCGTTCACCGATGCCACGAGGCCGACTCTGGGACCGATGATGTATTGCGTGCCCTGAATCACCTCGGAGTAGGCATCCCACTCGTCTTCATCGACGTAGGCCAGCACTTCAGCCGACTGCGCCGTACGCTGCACGTTGCCAATGAGACGCTTCAACCCCTCAGGCTTGCCCCGGCTCGGACAGAGAACGCCGATCACCGGAGAATCCACACGTCGTTCATGGCGTTCCGCGCGGTCTTCTTGTAGCCACGGGCTTCGAGATAGAGGTCGATGGGTCCGACCCTGTCCCAGCATTCGGTGACGATGACCTTCGGCCGCCAGCGTTCGAGGCTGCAGCCCTTCAAGACGTCCAGTTCCGTGCCCTCGGTGTCGATGCACAGGGCGTCCAGTTGCGGGAACTGCCACTTGGCCATGAGTGAGTCCACCGTCTCCAGCCGGACCTCGAACTCCTGCCACTTGTTGTTGGCAGCGTTGTCCCTGATGAGATCCGCGCGGTCCGTGGGCACAAGGGACGACAACGCCTCCAGGTTCTCCTGGTTCGCGTGGAACGTCGCGGTACCAGTGTGGTCCGAGCAGGCGCACATCTCCACGAACGCCCGCGAACTCTTGAGGAACTGCGCGAACTCGGGATTGGCCTCGACTGACAACACTGTCCAGAGATGCGCGATCTCCAAGACGTAGGTGGTGTTGATGGAGATGCCATCCGAGGCACCGACGTCGATGGCGTAGCCCCGGTAGCCCTCCGGAAACTGCTGAATGATGAACTTGGATAGATGTCCGTTCGGAGGCAGCGGCCGCTTCCGGCCGTCAGATGGCACCAAGACCTGGGGCTCGTGAATCATGACACCACCGCCTTGTAGCCCAGCCCTTCGATGGGCTGAGTCTGCGTCACCGTCTTGGACCCGTACATGTCCTTCCTTAGCGCCGCGACGACGATAGGAAGGTCCCGAGACACGAAGCTGAAGAACGCCACGTAGTCCCACATCCTGACGTCCTGATTGGCCTTCGGGTCGTAGTCATGGTCGATGTGGAACGCCGACTCCGGGGCGTGGACGATGCCCGTCATCTCGCCGATCAACCCGGTGACGATAGGCCAAGCGTAGTGCTTCATCAGCGGACAGGCATACCAGCCAACTATCTCGATCCACTCCTTGGACACGAACGGCATGTCGACGTGGTAACCATGCGGGTGATGCGGAGAGACGACCGCAATGCGGCCCGGGAACCGAGCGATGGCCTCGAGCGTCCACTGGTCCCAGCCTGAAGTGGTGATGGCACTGTCATCGGTGATGAGCCCGTAGACGTCGTAGCCGGGGAAGCTCTTGACCAGCGCATTGGCTGAAGCGACGGGACCGATTCGGTCTCCGAACAGGACTTTGACGCGCTTGGGGTCGAGGGACCGCAGTACGAACTGGTACTGCCGGTACTGGTCTTGGTCCACGTAGACCAAGACATCGGCGGAACTCGTGTTCAGGACCGACGTGGCAGCCACCACAAGCTGGGCATACCTATCGCGGCTGGGGATCAGGACGGCGACTTTCACGACACGAACTCGATGGACGGCAAGGGGAAGCAGAACGTCGTGCCTGCGTCGAGCAGCTCGCGTTCGCGCTTGACGAACTCGTCCCGGAACGCCCACGGCAGCGCCATCAGGTAACGAGGGCACTGAAGTCGCATCGCTTCCTCGTTGACGATGCTCAAGGTCGTGCCTGCCAAGTAGAGACCTTCCTTGGCCGGGTTGCGGTCGGCGATGCCGGCGAAGTGAGCATTGGCATCGAGGTACTGGAGCAGCACCGAGCCCTTGGTCGAGGCCCCGTAGAGCCACGTCTGGCCGGACAGCGACATCGGCCCCTGGAGCATGTCGAGCATCGTCTGCCGCCACTTGGCGACCCGGTTGGCGAACCGCCGGCAATCCCCCGCCGTGGGACGCTTGAATCCTGCCACCGAGATGGGGGTTACCACCTTCGACTGCTTGGTCGCCACGATCCGCACCGAGCCACCATTCACCTCGTTGTAGGTCACGGAGATGATGGAGAGGCCATGACGTCCGTAGAGCTTCGCCAACGTCGGCACGTCGTAGTAGCAGAGGTGCTCATGGCAGATGGCGTCGAAGGCGTTCTTCTCCAGCATGGTCGGGGAGTCGTTCAGCTGGTTGACCCACACGCCACCGGGAGCCAGTGCTCGAGCGATGTCAGCAACGAACTCATCGGGCTCATCGACGTCGTAGAACATGGCAGCGGAAGTGATGACGCTGCAGGCACCCTCCCGCCCGGCTCGCAGAATGTCGTAGTCGGCGGAGAAGAAGTCCCCGATAACGATGTCAGCGATCTTGTGCAGGTCCTCCTGGAAGCTACGCGCGGGCTCGCAGGCGATACGCTTGAACTTGTCCGGGACCTTCGAAAGCAGATAGCCGTCGTTGGCCCCGATGTCGAGCCATGTACCCTCGGAGACGAAGTTCAAGGCGTCGGAAACCAAGTCGTCCAGCGCCAGTCTCATGCTCTGGTTCACTGAAGACCGGTACCAGTAGGTGCGGAACAGGCGGTCATGGTCGACCGTGTGCAGCAACTGCAAGAGCCCGCAGGCCGTGCAGCGCACAAGATGGAGCGGTGCTCTCGGGAGCATGGGGTCGAAGGGATCGGAGACGAAGCCGACCAGGAACTGCTCACCCAAATCCAGCACCGTCTCCAGGTTGCCCTTGCAGGAGCGACAGGTGGTGCGGATCGAGTAGATGTGGTTCGAAGCCCGAGAGATGGTCAGGGCACCGTCTGCGCCTGCCGTGGCTTTGATGATGTCCTTCATGGCTTCCTCATTAGCGCACCACCCAGAGTTTGGTACAGGAGGAAATCGTGGCGGCCCCACGAATCAGGCCGGGGTTATCGTCGATGAACAGTGGGTCCCCAAGAGACCTCAACACGATGCCCTTGCTGACGCCGATTGAATGGATGTCCTGCCCCCAGCATCGGTGGAGTTCGGTGAACGGTACGTTGAGCCTTGCCAGCTTCTCGTGACGAGCCTGAACAGTCCACTCTCCGACATCAGCTGGACAACCAGTGACAACGTGGACCTCGTGACCGGCAGCGTGAAGGTCCCGGGCCAGTTGGGCGATAACAGGTACATCGAGCGTATCGTCAAGGTCGAACGCATAGCGGCTCACCGGATGGGTTCTCTCGGCACTTCCTCCTGCCACCGACGTCGGTCGTCGAAGTCATCGGGATTCATGCCGTCCACGTGGATGGGTGTCGCACCCCGGTCCCATGGGGTGTGCTGCTCCCGCCTCCGCATCGGCGAGTAGAGTTCAGGCTGGAAGGCGTCGGAGTGGGCATCGGCCCAGTCGATCTTGAGTCTCGGGTTGACGGCATACTGGCCGATGCGAGCCATCTGCTCACAGAGCCTGTCCACGCCGGGAGCGCCCTTCACCCAGCGCACATGGCCGTCAACCCAGAATGTCGTCGCGGTGTGGAGACGCTCGTACTTCTTGGTGGCGCCGCGCTCGAACTGGATGAAGTTGGGCATGGGCTCGTTCACATCGGCGAAGAAGTTGGCAAGCGCCAGTCTCCACGAGTCTTTCTTCCCGGCACGGGTCTTCTCATCCGTGATGGCAAAGATACGAAGTCCCTGCCTCCGGTAACGCTGGACCGTGGAGACCAGCAACTTGCCGAAGTCCTCTGCCCGCATCGTCGGGTTACCGAACCCCTCGATGATGAAGACATCCCCTGAACCGTCTCTGGGGTAGCCATGGATGACCATGACCGTCTCGTCCTTGTTCGTGACCTTGGTACCGTCCGAGAACGCCGTGTCGCAACAGATGGCGAACCTCAAACTGGACCAAGGCACGTCCTTCTTCTCCACCGCGCACTGGTTGATCTGCTCTCGCGTGATGGGGTTGAGTTCACTGATGGAGGGATCGTTCATGACCTGGGCCGCATAGCGGAGCGGGTCTGACTTCTGGTACCTGCGAAGTCGGTCCTCGGGCCATACGAGCGGCGTCGTCGGCTTTCCTTCAGTGTCACGGCCTGAGAGGAAGTAGACATGGATGTTGCCCTCCGGGTCGGTGGAGATGGAGTCCGTCGCCATCCCCGACACCGACGCTACACCCTGACTCCTGAACCCCACGCCGAAATGGTCCTCAGCGTCGTATCGGGTACCGACCCAGACCACCAAACCATCACCCTGAACCACGGGGATGAGCGAGGTGATCTGCGAGTTGACCGTCTGGAGCCAGTTGGTGTCGGTCGTCAACCGCTCGTAGGAGATGGGGTCGTCGTAGAACAGGGCGTCTGGGTGACTGCCGGTGATGGAAGTCTCGACGCCGAAGATGACCATGGAGGGGTCCTGACGAGAGGTGTTGCGCCTCGCCCCGTGGACGATCTCCTTGCCACTCCACTTGCGGGCTTGTCCCGACCAGTCGCCGTAGAGCTGAGTCCACCAAGCGTGGTGGTCGGAGCCATCGAGGACCGCCTTCATGGCTTCGAGCATCTTCTTCGCCAGGTCTTCCTTCTCCGCTCCCGTGGCTGTCGCTATCTCGGGGTCTCTCAAGTGCAGCCAGAGTTGGCCAGCACGGGTCATGAGCGTGGTCTTGCCGATCTCTCGGTGAACGAGAATGGCGAGATGCTTCTGGAGCTTCAAGCCCTGACGGCGCCACTCGAACCACTCATCCACATGCTTCTGGAACCAATCCGCCATGGGCTTGTGGACTTCGGGGTCGATCCATCGACGACCCTTAGGGTTGTTCCACGCGCCGAAGCAGATCTTGAAGAATAGCCAGAAGTCACGGCGGCACATGTCGCGCATCAACTTCGTGGCGACTTCCGAGTTCCAGCCGTAGTCCCTAGCCTTGGGTGGCATTGTCCATCTCGTCATCGATGCGGTCGGTCATGGCAGCGGCGTCCAGCTTGTGCTGCTTACGGTCCAAGAGGATCTTCTTCGCCTGCTGACGGCACCACTGCTTCTTGACAGCGATGCCCTTACCCACCGGGAAGCCGGGCGGGAAACCGCCGCGCTTGATCTCCGGGAACATCTGGTAGAGCTGCTTCAGGGTCTCCGGTAGTTCTGACTCATCGACGTTCAGGTCTTCGAGGGCGATCTTGGGAGCGGCGTGGTTCACCGGGCGTCTGGAGAAGGGAAAGGCGCGGCGGTAGGCGAACTGGGTGCCTATCTGGCCCAAGGACTGCATCATCATCGACATGAGTTCCAGCTTCTCCTCATCCCCCAGAGGCTCGGGGATGGTGGCGGCGGTGCCTTCACGATTCAGGACCAGTTGCAGGGCACGAAGCTGGGCGGTGCCCTCGCCGTTCCGAGCCACGTCGGAGACGAGCTTGAGAGCCTCCTCGAACGTGATGTTCCGGGCGTCGTTCTTGAGGTCGTTCATGCAGGCTTGATGGTGACGATCATGGAGACGTTGTCCACGGCGCCGGGCAATGTACCGGTGGCCTTGATAGCAGCATTGCTCAGGAGAGCCTTGAAAGCGACATCCAACACAGTGTCGTTCGGTGGACCACCGGAGTTCGTGCCGACGTGACCACTGACCGCAGTAATGAAACCCTGTCCCCATGTCGGGCCAAGGGCAAGGCTGTTGTTCTGCGAACCCACGGCGGCGATGGCGAATTCAAGAGGAGAGACGAGCGCCGAGGTCAGACCGGTATCGAAGGCTGCAGTCGCGGCGTTAGCAGACGAAGACCCATCACTCGGGTTCGACACCTTCAGCGCTCCGGAGACTGCGACCACAACCACAGCACAGGCTGTCGGGTTAACACCCCATGCACTCACGACAATGGACTTGCTTCCAGCAGTGATGTTCCCGCGAACGAAGCAACTAACAACCTCGTCATTCTGCTGAGTTGCGAATAGATTCGTCATCCCTGAACCACCCACCGTACATGTGGATGGGCCTCCGGAACTTCCCGCAAGATTGTCAGCAATCATCACCACACAAGCATCCCCGGCAGCGAACACACAGTTGCTGACAGTGAGACTGGCAGTGGCCTGCGTGGGGTCGTAGAGCGTGTTGCTCCCCACCACCGTCGCCGACATGGTGTTGGCGAGCACGTTGGCCCCGGCGATGTTGCGGTGCAGCACCTTCAGTCGCGTCAGCTTCTCGCGCGGCATGACCTCAAGACATTCGGGGCAGGAGAACATCTTGGGCGGTGGCATCAGGGTCGGCGGCACATCGTAGCCACAGGACGGGCAGTGGAGTTCGATGCGGCTCATGTCATGCCCTCAGGAGGAAGCGGGCGTCACTGGTGGGGACGCTCACCGTACCCGAGACCGTGGCGCCGTTGTTGACGGTGGGATCGAACACCCCACGGAGACGTCTCCAGGTCCCGGTCAGGGGATGGTTGATCGTACCACCAGAGCCGTTGACGATGACGATGCCGCGCTGGAACTCGCGCACCCAGCAGCCGCTCGAGTGCTTGAAGCCGAAGGCCGTGGGACGGCCCAACCAGCCGCGGTTCGCGGCCACGGTGCCCGTGCCGTCGCTGACGCCGTTCGCATCCACGGTGTACTCGTCCGCCCACGTCAGCATGTCGTTGCTCACGGTGTTGAGCAGGTTCTGGTTCACGGAGTTGCCGGTGTAGGCCATGCCACCAGCGATGGAGGCCGAGCCGATAGCGAACCTCGCCGGCTGCCGGAACCCCGCATCGCCCTGAGTGGGGCCGTTGCCAATAGGCATGGTAATGAAGACACTGCCATCTCCAGTTGGGTCTGTACCCTGCCACAACAACAGGCGGTTCATGCAGGCGTCGAACGTGGGCAGGGAGAACGAGATCGGCGGCCAGTTCTCGATCAGCTCGCCATCGTTCAGGAACACGGTGGCATCCGTCGAGATGAATCCGCTGTTGACGATCTGGGTCTTGCCAACGTCCGATTGCAGCGCGGTCGAGAACGCCTGGAGCGCAGCAGTGAACGCGGTGTTCATCGCTGCCATGCTTCCGTAACCGGCGAGCACGTAGTCCACAGGGTAGTTGTTGGGCTCTAGGAACTGAGCGGCCGATGGCCTGTCGATAAAGTAGTCGAGCCAGTAGCCATCCCCGAGCACGCCGTACTTCTTCCACAGGTTCGCGTAGTTCACGCCTCCGACATTAGGGAGATGGAACATCGGACCAACCAACGGGTTCTCGCTGGGATACGCAGTGCCATCAGTGCTGTTGTATAGGCGCTGGTCTGGCGGTCCGATTGCGAGCAGCCATGCCTCGCGCACGAACGACGTTGGGTCCGGGCCGAGGTTCTGCGTGAGCACGGAGCAGGTGTTGTAGAGATATGTCCTGATCCTTGGATTGTTAGCTTTGAGCGTGGCGAACACCGTATTGTAGAGCGCACGGTCGGAGTCGGTGAAGGGCGAGATGTTCATCGTCGTCACATGCCAGCGGGAGATCTTCGCCAAGAGCGCGGTGTCGAGTAGTACGTTGGGCGTGATGACGATCGGGCTCCCGGAGCCACTGCAGTACGAGTAGCGCCACATGTGCGGAAAGCCGGTGTTGTCCGTGAGCAACGACCCACCACCCGCGCCACGGACATGGCTATGGGCATGGGCGGCGCTGAACTTGGCGAAGTCTCGTTTCAGGACCAGGTCCTCGGTGATGCCCTCACGACCGCAGGCATCGCACTTGAAGCGTTCGAACGGCGGGTTGTCGTTGGAGACGATCTGCACGCCATGGTTGATGGCGGACCCGCACTCGGGACAAACGAGGGTCTTACGCACACCTAGTCCTGCTCCCCGGACCATGGCGTGGCATAGACATTGGCCACGCTCATACCGAAGTGGTTGATGGTGGTATCGGCTCCGTTACTCATCTGGCACTGCGGGGCCATCATGACAGCCAGCGAGTTGGTCATGCCACCGGTCTCCTGCCACTTGACCTTCTTCACGCGGTTGTAGGGCACGCCGTGGGAGTCGTTGGTGACGTCGAACTGGCTCAGCTTCCAGTTGGTATTGATGACTGAATGGCCGTTCGGGAACGCCCACATCTCCCAGAGGAAGGTATTGTTCGCGGCAAGGATCCCCGGATTCGCGGCGTGAGTCGTAACGGTCGTGGTCTTGTCCTGAGCACCGGTGCTGCGGAAGACGAAGTTCAGGACATCCTGCCCATCAGTCGTGTCGTGCCAGAGTCCACAGGTGTGCTGAGGAACAGCGTCCGAGGTGCAGACAGCCGCCGCGTTTCCAGTCATGCCGATGAACAAACGACCGGCATCCGAGTTCCACACCTCGATGCGAAAGATGGCGCTGAGATACCACCCGCCGAGGTACTTGTCGTTGCCGAGCCAGAACTGGTAGTCGCCGGTGTTGACCTTGCGGGGGCCGAGCATCTGGTCGTTGGTCCCACCGCCACCGCTGTTCTTCCAGATCGTGCGCTTGAACTGGGTGTCGTAGGCGGTACCGACGGTGGCGTGGGTCACGGTGCCTGAACCGGAATCCCACTTGTCCCATGCGCCGGTGCCATCAACGCTGTTGGGGAGAAACAAGCAGCCGTTGAAGTGCTGGAGGCCACGCTGCCAGGGGACGGTGGGTCTCATGCGGAGTAGCCTCGCATCTGCGCGCGGTTACTCACCCAGCGCGGGCTCGTGGTGTAGAGGTTGGTATCCAGCGAGGCAATCCAGGTGTTGTCATAAGACACGCAGTTCACGGAACCCTCGTCGAACACGCCGATATCACCCACGGGCTGAAGGCCCGAGACGCGGCAATGAGTGACCTTGACATTGCCGCAGCTCTGAACGAGGAAGAACCGGGTGGTGTTGCCAGCGGTGGTGCAATGGCAATCCTCGATGATGACGTTGGTGCAGGTCCCAAGGTCAATCGTGGGCGTGCTTCCTAAGTTCTTGGTGCTCTCGAAGTCGATGCCCTTGATCTCGATGCCAATGGCGCCACGGGCGTAGAAGTCCCCGGTTCCGTTGTCCTCGATGTTGCCACCGTGGAAGCGGTGGAGGAGCATCGAGGCGACGCCATCACCGCCATCGGTGATCTCGACACCCTTGGTAGCATTGCCGTTGAACGTGCAATCGCGGAACGTATTGCAGTTGGTACTCCACGTCCCATTGGTGGTGTTGACGTAAAGGCCGGAGCCGGTGTTGCAGAAGGCGAACAGGCAGTGGTCAGCGACAAGCAAGATGGTGCTGTCCAGCCACAGGCCGAGCTGTGGGCCATCGCCTGAAGGCGAGCGACCTCCAGAGTCCGAGTTGCCACCGACGCGGACGCGATTGAGGTGATTGCGTGGCGAGCCATTGGGAACGGAGTACATCTTGATCCCATAAGACTTGCCGTTGGCATAGACCCAGAGGTCGTGGAGCGTAATGTTGCCGGTGGTGATGGTCACGCTACCGGAGAGAATGGTCTTGTCGCGCCCGGAGCCGTAGATGGAGATGTTGGAGTTGGAGATGGTGATGTCACCCGTGTAGGTGCCGGGCTGGAGCATCAGGTTGCCACCACCGCTACCAAGGCTATCGATGGCCGCCTGGAGACCGGGGCCCGGAGACACGCAAGTCCAGCACGCCATCTCGGCTACATCCCCGCTGAAGACGACCAAGCCACGTCGTCCGTAGAGTTGGTCGAGGTCTTTCCACAGGCAGTTCTTGCAGTAGACGATGACGGATTCATCACCGACGGTGACGACTGGGATCTCGACCTGGGCACCGCAGTCTGGGCAGGTGACGGAGCGCACATGATGTCCCTATCGTGGCTTGATGGTGACGACGGAGTAGGAGCCGGAAGCCGAGATCGCTTTGGTGCCTTTGCACGCGACGGGTGATTTGTCGCTCAACTGCCTCGTCGCCTGAGCGAGCATGATGGCGCTTGGGTTCTCAGCCTGCAGGAACTGCTGCTGGTTGAAGCCATTGCCGAACGTGGGGCGGTCGTTGATGTCGAACCCATGCTCATTGACGAATGCGCCGATGGCGAGTTCATTGAACGCGGTCAAGGGAGCGGTATTGCCGCTGGTCCAGGTGACTGTCGAGCCGGATTCCAGCAAGCTCGATGAACCATCTATGGGCGATGCCGACCCACCAGAGACCTTGAGCATCAGGCAGAGCACGGTATCGATCTGGTTGGGGTAGACGATGGTCAGGGATTTCTGCCCGGCGCTGGTGGGGGTGCCGAGGAAGTAGTTTACGGAGATACACGGCTCGCTGAAGTCGCTGTCGGTGATGCGGGTCAGGGTGTCCGTGCCGAGTGTCATCGAAGTCGGAGGGACAGCATCACCGCCGACATTGCCGGTGATGGCGATGAACAGTTCGTTGTTGGCGACGGAGACGGTGAACGGAGAGACAGCGGTAGTGGTGTTGTCGCGCTCGAAGCCACCGAGCGTGGTGATAAAGAACGGGCTCGGTGTGCCACCGGACCAGACCAGGAGGTCACGTTTCTTGACCTCGAGCTGGGCATCGACGCCGAACCACAGGCAGTTCGGGCACTGGAGTTCGACGGAGGGGGATCCGTATCCACCGGAGATCTCGATGGCGGGAACGGGGAGTGGTTCACCGCAATCGGGGCAAGGAAGGGTACGGCGCACACGTCAGGCTTTGCGGCGAGTGGGGCGGCTTCTCTTGGGCGTCGGCTGGTCATCGCCGCCGAAGTAGGAGCCACCGTGTTCGTCCTCGTTCCGCTTCTCGCTCAACATCACGGCAATCGCCTGCTTCCTGCTCGTGATGACGGGACCAGACTTGCTGCCGGAATGCAATGCCCCGCGTCGGAACTTACCGAGCACCTCGCGGCTAGGCACCGGTTACCACCTTCTTTTTCTTTCGCTTAAACGCCGGAGGAGTACCTGGAGCGAAGCCATCCATCCCTCTCCGTCTGACCTCATCGTTGACCATTCCCAGGCTGTCAGATGCCAATGCTCGCTGAGCTTGTGTAGCTTTGCCACTAACATTCTCGTAGGTCTTCATCGACCTAGCACCAGCAGCATCAATCTCATCGTTCGTGAACTGAGTGATGCGCTTTTTGATCGGTGCTCTAGGCATGGTCTGGACCTTGAGCGAAGAGGACCCGGCCGGGCCGGATGTACGAACCCGTCAGGGTAACGCCTTTGCTGACAATGCAGATGGCCCCATTGATGACCTTGCATCCGCATGGCAGATCCCGGTCTGGGCCAACGATGTCGGCCATGTCTATCTCAACCGAGTCGTTCTCAGGCATGGTTGGAGTCCCCGTTGGTGAGTTCGGTCCAGACCCATTTGACCTCGAGTTTGGGGAGGCCGGTTTCGTTGTAATCGTCCCACTGGTTGTAGCCGATGACGGTCTTGCCTTCCTGGGCGTAGCACTTGGAGAGTTCGGGGAAGGCATCGCGGCCGAGTTCCTTCATGGCCGATACCGGGCGTAGGTCTGGGCGAGACGGGCTTGGCGTCTGGTCTTGGCGTCGCGGGAGTGGGTGGCGGCAGCGATGCGCTTGGTACCGATCTTCTGGCCTTCGGGGATGCCGAGCGAGCGGTGAAGTCCACCTGGCGAGGTGGTCTCGCTGACCCTCTCCAGTGGCTTCCTGCCGGCGGCCTTCGCAGCGGGGGACTGTCGCATGACTTCCTCCGTGAAGATTTAGGGGCCGCGGCCTACCGAGTCCGTGTATCGCGCGACCGCGGCCCGACCTCAGGAGGCGCGCGACGGTGGGAACCATGCTCTTGCTACCGCGTGCGAGTCAAGGGCCACTTCTCGCCCATGTCTTCCCAAGCGATTGCGGCGTCGGCCAGCCAGACGCGCTCTGGATATTGCCGTGACAGCGAACGGTAAACGACGGCGCAGGCGGCAGGAGAGGCACCCTCATCGGCCATCTTGTAGACATCGTTCAGGGCCTCGAGCAAGGCCTTGGGCATGGGTTTGGTGTCGACGTTCCCACCGACGACCCACTCGGACCAGGCATCCCGGATCCGCTGCTTGACGGCTTCGGGCGTCCAGCCGGTTGACAGTTTGCGGATGGCCCAGTCCTGCCACTCGTTGACCTTGCGAACCGAGGACAGGGGCTTCTCTGATAGGAAAGCGGCGATCCAAGCCGAAACTGAGGCGTTGTCGCTGGATTCGGTGCGTCTGCTCTTGGCGAAGCCCATCAGTCCACCTCCAGGATCAGGTTCTTCAGGTAGTCACGGAGCCACTTGTCGGCGTGGGGGATGTGCTTGGTGTCGCGGCCTTCTTTCCTGAACACTTCGCGCCACGACTCCCACTCGGCGTTCAGGCGGTCGAAGTCGGACTGGCCGTCTTCGTGGGGGATCTTGGCCCATACCTCCCTCGCCGCGGCCCGGGAACACTTTCGGCCCAGAGACAGGTACTCGGGCCACCACGTCTCGTCGAAGGTCTCCAGCCACTGGCGGTCGACCTCCCGGTTGGTGGTTGGGGTCTTCTTCCTCCTCTTCTGTGGTGAAACACCATTCTCAGACTCCGAGCGAAGCGAGGAAGGTGTTGACTTAGATTCTTCTACTTCTCTATCTACTTCTACTTCTACCCCCGGTAACCGTGATGGTAACCGTGATGGTATCCCTGATGGTTGAGAGCGCTTCTCCAATGTTTTCAACGCTCCAGCCACGCGGTTGACGTAGTTCTTGGCCAGACGCTCGTACTCACGAACCATCCTGCGCTGGACCCAGACACCCTTCTCGCTCGAGACATCGAACGCAGCCTTCACTGATTCGTAGGCCAAGTATGGTCTCTCATCCTTGTCCGGTATCCGATGCATGCCCCCGAACTCTGCCGCCAATGGCGCTGGAACCCGCCCAGGCGTCTCCGACAGCCAACTCCGGGCCAATAGCCTGATGTAACACCCCTCCGCCTCCGCTGACATCCCAGCCACCACCGGATCACTCAACCAGTCCTGTGGGTGAAACGGAAAATAGGGCAACTTGTTGGAGCCCATCTCCTGCCTCCATGCAAAAGGCCCCCTGCTGGCGTCCCGCTCCCGTACTGCACCGCTCCGCTGTCAGGCACGAACGATGGGATACGGGAACGCCAACAAAGGGCCCTTCTCTGCCCGTGCCTGACTCCCCCAATCTATGCCCGCTCTGCTCAAGCGTCAAGGGTCCCGCCGCGAGCATGTTTAAGCCAGTTGCAGGTCCGGCATAGGAGCTGGAAAGTCGGTGGGCATCCAGCAGCCAGAACCTTCGTGTAGATCACCGGGCGGCGCTTTCCATTGGGCATCTTGTCCTTGTGACCATCGTTGTTAACGTGGTCCAGAGTCAGGACTTCAGGTCTATCTTCCCCACAATGAACACACTTGCCGCCATATTTGTCATAGACCATGGCCTTAGTCTTGGCTATGCGTCTTTTGACCTGTTCTCGGACCTTTGGATCTCTATGCCTTTCCCTGGCCTTCTGGTTCGCCACCGCAATCGCCTCGACCCGCAACGCCATCCGGCACGTATCGCAGGTATATCCCCAACTCGGACGTGCCGAACCACACCTCAGGCATGTCCTAGACTCTCTTTCCGCCCTGACGATCTCCAGTCGTCTCTCGGCATAGCCCTCTCTCATGTACTTCAGGTGCTTCTCCCTGCATTCAGCACATCTATGCCCTGCTACCACCGGCGTCTTACCGCACTTGACGCATTGCCCTCTGTGCTCTCTTTTCTGCCTTTTCCTTTTATCTGGCATGTTAAACACCTCCCAAAATATTGTGGCGGATATTTTGCGGGGTGTCCAGAACATCCCGTACTTTTAGACCAACGTATCTCAGCCGCAGCCGCGCCCCGCGGGGGCCCTCCCCCTGGCCACTTCGCTCGAGCACTGGCTAGAAACTGGCCACCATGCCTGTAACGCTCAAGGATGCCCTACAATCGCGTCATACCCCATGCGTGCCTGCCGGGCTTAGGGCATGGTCACTAGGCCAGCCAGGGGGCGAGGGAGCTTGCTACCATCGCAGGCATAGGGGGCATGGTCTCGAGGCTCATGGCTATGCCTGTGTCCATGTCTGTCTGTGGTGGGGTGGCTAGGAATTGGCCGATCTCACAATTACAGCCTGTCATGAAAATAGGCATTGACGTTCTACTCGAGCGGGTCTAGATTGAGTATGTCGCGGGGAAGCACGGGACCGCGAGAGACACGGGAGCAGCAAGAGACACGGGAGGCTACAAGTGGACAAGTGGATCACCACCAGCAAGAACGTTGCGACCAGCATGGCGCTTCGCGGGTTCTGCATCCAGAGCCACCACACCGAGGGATGGCAGGTGTTCGCCGAGAGCAGGGAGGAAATCACGCGGATTCTGAGCTTGGGGTTGGCCGAGCCGCGTGAATCAAGCATTTGGGAACGCTGACCGCAGTCTGAGACAC